AATCAATTCAGAGGATGATGGATGATGACGAGTCCCTACTGGACAGTAATGAATGATCTGAGCAATACGATCACGGGTTATCTACAAATCCGTGATCTTATTCGTGATTACTATGAAAATCCTAAAGTTATGGAAGCAACTGTAACTTTGCTTGAAGTGTTTATTGAACAGCAGGAAACTGCATTTGAGAAAGCATGGGATGTAGTTGTAAGATCATCTGCAGAAGATATTGAACCACTAAACATTCAAGATCTAAAGCATGATGCTCTCTATTCTGATGATCCTGCTTATACTGAGAATGATAAAGAGCAGATCTACAAGAACTATCGTGCTGCTATTGATGAATATAATAAATTGCAGAAAGAATACGATTCACTTCAATTAGACTACGAACATTTACAGGATCTATTCTATCGTGTAGATTCTGATCATGATGAACTCAAAGTAAAGTATGATGAATGTCAGAAGAATTATCATATTGTTGTCAGTGAAATGAAACACTGCGTTGAGGAATTGAATCAATGAAACTATTTCTAATGCAGAAGTTTATGGGTGTTCCAGTTCTTTCTGGTGTATTCAATACTTATGATGAAATAGATGATTTCAAAGAAAATTATTGGGGTGATCCTAATAAAGATTGGCATGTTATTGAAGTGCCAGATGAAGATTTTAATGAAAAATTAGTGAAAGCATTAGATGGAGATCTTAATTACTGACCAATCTGTATTTGAAATCAATAATCGGTATCCTCAGAAGTATAAACTTCATGAGGGTGCCGAGATTCTTATATTTGATGATTTTCTTGCAAAACCAGATGAGTACAAGGATCTACTAGATAGGATGCCTGCATTTAATTCTGACTTCTTTTATAAAACTGCATCACCAGGATGGAGACAAATTATACCCTACGAGTTTTACTTTCATATTGAAGCATTGATGAGTAATTTCACTCAATATGAAACATGGGTGGAGCAGGCATTTACTAATATCTACAGATCAAGGATGCCATGCAAATCTAAATGCTGGTTACCACACTATGATAATAAAGAATACGCATTTAATTTGTGGTTATGTGATGGACCAGGAGGCACTGGTTTCTATAGTTGGAATGGTATCTGTAATGTAAATCATTTCATCGAAGATGTAAGGCAGAAAGTATTTCAACATCATGAACAAGGTGATTTCTTGTATGAAGATTTTACTGGTGATGAAGACTGGGAACTCTATCATGTATCACCTGTGCAATACAATAGAGCAATCTTCTACAGTGGTAACAACTTTCATTCTGCATACATTCCAGACAATTCTTATATGGAAGACTGGAGATATTCTTTAGTTTTGATGGGGGGTTGACAAGGGGCAGGAAATCCTATATAGTAGTGCAGTTGTTCACGAAACGCACAATTTCAATGGGTAAAACTTATCGTCGTTCCAATGATGACTATGGTTCTTCATACGGTCGTCCCAAATCTCTAAGGGAAAAGCGTCAGTATGGGAACAAAGTTCGCAAAGGATGGTCTAATGTTAGTGATTATGATGATGCACCCCGTGAGTATCAATCTCGTAAGCAAATGCCTGCCGAAGATAGAGGAGAATGGTAATGAGACTAAAATCTCACGAATCCCCTAGAAATAGGGGTAGAAACAACAAATCACCGAAACGATCTGCGAGAACCAGACAACTCCGAAAAGCACGGAATATGTTTCTCCAGTCTATTGATAAGAAAAACAAATCAGAAGGGGGGTTGACAAACTCCCCTTTTTCTTTTATATTGATAAGGTATTCAACGGAGATGAATGGCATCCAAACGAACACTGAAACGATGGTTTCAAGATCCTATCAAGAATGTAGATAACATTATTAACGATCGACTAGAATGGGGGGCAGACCGTTGTGAGTATCTTTCACAACATTCTAATCGAGAAGATGCACTCGCTCTTTATCAAGAATATGAAGAGTGGGTAAATACAGATGATGGTGACCCATATGGTTATCTTCTTCTAGAACAAATTGCTACTTATTGAGGACAATGACCGAAGGATTTATTACACTTACTACTCGACTCTCTGATTCTGAGTTTGAGTTTCTACTTGATAGTCTCCGTAATCAGGTAGATGCTGATGACTATCAATTTGCTGAGCAAATTATTGATAAACTCTATCAAAATGCTCGATAGTTACAGATTGTGACAAAGCATTGACATCTCACCTAAACAGTATTATTGTTCACAAGTAATCAACGGAGGACTATGATTTTCGACACTCGCATCCAATGTGAAGAACTCAGTCGTGATTGGATTGATGACGCTATTGATGACGAAATTGACGATAATTGTGATTGGGAATCTATCTCAGATCATGAGTATGGTGAAGTTGAGTATTGATTGAAAACACTATCCTTACGAGGAGAATTATCATGACTAAAACTGAACAATTCATTCAGGCACTGAAGAGTGTGCCTCAAGAAGTTTATGCACAATTTGTGCAACGTGCTCAGGTTCTTTCGTATCAATATCCTAGTGCTTTTGGTATGGATTGTTTTGCTAGAGGTGAAGGAATTGAGTATGGATTTCTTGACTGTGTTAAGAACTATATTGATCTGAAACCTAATACTAAAGGGCAAGCAAACGATCCTGATTATGTGTTTGCTGGTAATATCTTCCCTGATGCTAAAACTCAATGTGGTGGATTCAAACCACAAAAGACAGGTAAAAAGATGTTCTATTCTAATCAATGGGACATACAAAAGAAAGCACAAGGTGCATCAGAGTTCAAGTCAAAAGCAGATTGTTATGTATTGATTGATCCTCACTTTGGACGGATTGCTGTTATTGACTCTGCTGTATTTTATACAAAGAAGTTTAAGCAAGGATCTGCACGTATTTCATTTCCAGTAAAACCTGAAGATGTGACGATGATCTATGATGGATCTGCTCATGTTTCTGAACTGGATGTAAAGAATGATCCTAACGCTATCTTTAAGCAAATCTGGGATAATACTCTCAAATATGTTTGATAAGCAACACTGATCAATAAATGCTTGACAGACTCCCACTTTTGCTCTATTCTACCTAGGTACTCAAGAAAAGCACATGAGCATCACTTACGACCGCAACATGGCAGATCCTGCTTATTGCGAATGGATCTTTAAGGATGGACAATATATCGGTGAAATCTATGGTGGTGTAATCGAAGGTTACGAACTTCGTAAGGTAAAAGAGATTGAACTTGCTGCAGGTGCTGCTGCTGTTGATCTTGAAACTATCGCATACTTTGATACAGTTTGCGATGCTAAATCATTTGTCAATCAAGCAGGAGGACTTTGATGGTGACTTTTCTATTTGCTTTCAGTGGTGCTATGATTGGTGGATTGATCATCAATTATATTCTACAAGGTCCAGAACGTATTATTGATGAGGAAAACGACAAATGAATCCTGACACTTACACTTTCACTGGTGATGCTGTTACCTTCCTTGGTCTGGTTGGTGTTATTTCGGCATTTATTATTATTGTTACTGCTTTCCGCAGGTTTTACAACTCTCCTTACAACATTCGGGTGAAGATCCCTGCACAACAAGGAGAAGATGCTCCTGAAGTTATTGTTCAAGAAGTTGAACAACAAAGTCCCTCTCGTTACGCTGAATAATTATGGATTTTTACGTTTCCCCTGATGAAATCGAACAAAAGAAAGAAAAGCATAGACAAAAGAAACTGCGTGAAATTGTAAAGAATAATGCCAAATCTAATCGTGGATTTGGTTATGAATACAAACCCATTCAATTCCCTGAAAACTGATGAAAACTTCTACTGCTATTGGTGTTGCTTTCGGTGTAGTTGTAATTGCTGTTGCTGGACTATTCTTTGAGGCAGCACTATTAGGATTGATTCTGTCTTGGTTTAGTGTGAACTTGACTATCTGGCAGAATCTTGCTATTGTATTTCTTGCTAACCTCATCTTCAAATCTAACGTATCTACAAAATGACACAACCAGATAACACTCTCCGTAATGCTGGCATTATCGGAACCTCATTTATTCTCTCTCTGTTTATCATCAACGCTGTGGTTGGTCCTCTCTATAATGTGTGGGCACAATCACTACAAGGTAAAGCAGAATTGCAGAAAGCAGAGTATACTCGACAGGTTGCAGTTCTTGAAGCACAAGCAAAGAAAGATAGTGCTCAACAACTAGCTGATGCTGAGGTAATTCGTGCCACTGGTGTTGCTAAAGCAAACCAAATCATCGGCAATTCACTGAAGGACAATCGTGAATATCTTCAGTATCTGTATATCACTGGACTGGAAGAGGGATCGAACAAAGGTAACGTAACGATCTATGTTCCTACCGAAGGTGGTATGCCTGTTCCCACACTTCAGATGAATAAGTAAACTTAATGGTTCACAATTAAACTCATAAAATACTATGATGGGCAGGGGGTTGACTTCTGCCCATTTCTATGCAATACTAAAAGCATGAAGAACACACATCTCGAACATCCTGAAGATTCTGTACTGCTGGGCAAGCAATCTGTGCAGAATGTTATCAACTTCCTTCGTGATCGCAATTCTACTTGCACGGTGAAGTGGGATGGTGCTCCTGCTATTGTATTTGGCACAAATCCTGAGAATGGTAAGTTCTTTGTTGGTACTAAAAGTGTATTCAACAAGGTAAAAGTCAAGATTAATTATACTCATGCTGACATCGAGAAGAATCACAGTAACAATCCGAAAGTTGCTGGTATTCTTCATACCTGTCTTGAAACGTTGCCGCACTTGGAAGGCATTTATCAAGGTGATTTTATTGGTTTTGGTGGTCAAACTACTTTTACACCGAATACTATTACCTATCGTTTTGATTCTGACTCCAAAGATATTCTTAATAGCTCTGTTGTGCTTGCTTGTCATACATCTTACACTGGAGATTCGATCAAAGAACTGAGTGCATCTTTCGGTGTGCCAGAGTATCTCAAGCACAACTTTATGTCTACCTATTTCGTAAATACTGATGCAACCATTATCTCCCGTCGTCGTAGAGTTGATTACATTCTTGGTCTTGCAAGTGTGGTTAGCAATTTTGTTAAGTACCCTGATGCGAAAGAAGTAGCACAACTGCAGATTGCAATTAACAAATGTATTCGTGAGAATCGTCCTGTTGATTGTATCTCTGGCAATCTGTTGCTGCTGTTCAATCTCATCACCAAGGCAAAGGAAATGATCATGGAAGGTCTGCAATCTGTTGAGCAAGTTAATGCTGAGATCGTCTATACTGGCATCGAAGTTATACCTGGACATGAAGGTTTCGTTATGTCCAACAAGTATGGTGCATTTAAGTTAGTCAAGAGGCAGAAGTTCTCGTTCTATAACTTTACTTTGCCTAAGAACTGGTGAACCATAAGCAACACTGATCGTTCAGGGGTTGACTTGTGCCCTGTTTTGCCCTATTCTTACAAAGTAATCGACAGAACACACATGTGGGACGAAATCATGGACATGCCTGGTGAGATCTTCGATCTCGACATTGATGATCGTGATCTGATGCCTCTTGACATGCAAGAAGACATCGAGAAAGATGATCCTCTGCTTGACTGATCAATCTAACTGAGAACAAATGACTGTTATTAATCAGCAACACTGGGACACTCTTTATACCAAACTCTACGATGCGTATGAACAGTGTTCCAAGAATTATGACGAGACTTACCGACAATTTATTGGTGAGATTCTCGATCACATGATTAACAACAAACCCTATCTCAACATCAAATGACTATCATCAATTACCTCAATCTCAATCAAGAAGAAGAGAACTGCATCATGCTGTTGCTCACTGAAGCACGGCAACTTGGTTATCCTAGCAATAAAGAACCATGGTATCCTGTAATTGATAGTATTGTGAGCAAATATATGAAGAGAAAGTATCGTAATCAAACACGATGAAACTATTATTCCACAAAGCACCCGAAGGTTATCACTATGAGCGCACCAATTTTAAGACTAATCTTAGTGCAATTTGGATTGTTAATGACAATCACTTTGACTATTGTGGGTGCTCTGGTGTTAAGTCTATCTGGGGATTCTACAACACCAAGACAAAACAATTCCACGCACCAAAGAATAGCTCAACCGTTGGAAGTGTAGTTGATCTGAATAAAACTACACCCTACAGTGCGATGCAAAAGTTAAAAGATAAGTTGACCTATTCTGTTTGATAAGCAACACTGATCGTTCAGGGGTTGACTTCTGCCGTCTGATCCTTTATTGTATTCACATACCAATCAAATCGCATGAAACTTCGTCAACACCAAGCACAGATCCTTGATGCTATGAATCAGCACAAGATCGGTCAAATTGTTGTACCTACTGGTGGTGGTAAAACTCTCTGCATGATCATGAATCTGCTGCAACGTTTTGTGCAGAATCCTGGTCAGGTTGCTGTAGTTGTAGCACCACGAATCTTGCTTGCTGAGCAACTCTCCGCAGAGTTTCTGGAGTTTATCACTTCTGCAAATGTGATGCACGTTCATAGTGGTGAAACTCATCACTATTCTTCTACCAAATCCGACAACATTTCCGCATGGTGTAAGCAACATGCGGACACCAATCGTATCATCTTCACCACCTATCATTCTCTCGGTCGTGTTGTTGATGCTGGCATAGATGTGGACGTTGCTTATTTCGACGAGGCACATAATTCTACGCAGAAGAAACACTTTATCTCTGTTGCTGCTACATCTCTGTCCGCAGATAGCAAGTATTTCTTTACTGCAACTCCCAAACATCACACCAATCCTAATGCTAACGGCATGAACAACGTTAGCATCTACGGAAACGTGATTCACAACGTTCGTGCTCAACAACTCATCGAGACTGGTTGTATCATTCCTCCGAAAGTTGACACCTACAAAGTAGACATCACCCGTGACAAACGCACTGCAGCAGAGGCAGATCGTAACATGATTGTGGACATTCTTGACACTCTGGAAGGCAATCCTAAGGTCTTGGTAGCTGCTCCTAGCACAAAAGTGATGTGGAACATGCTCACTAACTCTGACATTCTTAGGGAACTTGAAGAGCGTGGATTTGGCATCCTTCACATTACATCTAAGCACGGTGCCTATGTTAATCGTACCAAGGTCAATCGTGAGAAGTTCTTTGATACTCTGACAGAGTGGGGCAAAGACAAATCCAAGAAGTT